CCTGGACGGTCGGGTTGAAGGTGACCGTGACCCCGGCCTCGGTCGCCCCGACGTAGGCCCAGCCGAGACCGGTCCAGGCCGTGCCGACGCCCAGGTTCTGGTCCGAGGGCACGGTGGTGCCGATCGCGGCGGTGAACAGGATCCCGGTGCCGAACAGCACGTTGGTGACGGTGTAGTTCGGCGGGGAGTAAACGAGAGGCGGCCCGGCCATGTCTTATTCCTCCTGGGTCAGTGTCACGCCCGCCGCGATGGCTGCCTCGTGCATGTCGGCAGCCAGCCGGGCAGGTACGTCCTGGAACTCGGTGCCGACGGTGACGCCGCCGAACGTCATCGCCGAGTGCGGGGCCTCGACCTTGATCCTGACCGGCGGCGGGCCGCTGCTCGCGGCGTCCCGGCGCGCCTGCAGCTCGCCGAGCTGCCGCTCCTCGTCCGCGGTAAGCCCGCCCTCTGCCGCAGGCTCAGCGGCCTGCTCAGCCGCCGCTGGCGGGCCTGGCGCAGCTTCGGCCTCGGTAAGCGCGGGCAGCGCGCCCTCGTCCATGACGGGAGGGCCCGGATCGAGCGTGTCGCTCATGGCAGTGATCCTCTCATGCAGATCAAGGAGACACCGGGATCAGCTGGTAGGCCCGGACAGCAAGCGTGGTCGTGGTGGTGAAGTCCACCACAACGCAGCCCTGCGCCGCCTGGACCAGGGCCTGTGTGTTGATCGCGCCCGAGTACGTGACCAGGGTCGGGGCCTGCTGGTTGTAGGTGGCAGGAGACCACGGGCCCAGCCAGCCGGAAGAACTCGCGCCCAGCGACTGCTGAGACGTGGTGGCGGGCAGTACCTGGCCAGTGCCGCCTACCACGTCGCCCACCAGCACCTGCGTCGCGCCGGGCAGCGTGGCCCCGGACCACCAGACGAGGATCACCTGGCCGTTGTTCGGGATCATCACGCCGAGGTTGGTGGACCACGCGGTAAACGACCCGCCGGGGCTGCCGGTGTCGTAGCCGGGCGTTGCGTAGGCACCGAGCACCCCGGTCAGCGGGGTGTTGTTGAACGGGACTGGCTGGATGGTTACCCGCGGTCCGGTTGCCATGTCTTCCTCACTGTCCGGTGATGATCACGTAGTTGCAGGTGAACTCGTACCTCAGGTCGGCCGGGTCGACCGGCAGCGGGGCCGGCGGGCCGCCGAGGCGGTGCGCGTGCTGGATGCTCACGCCGTCGGCCGATGCCGGGAAGCTGCCGGCCAGGATCAGCTGGTCGAGCATGACGGCCATGGCGTCCGGGCCGAGCGGGTCGTTGGGCGCGCCGCGCAGCCGGGCCTGGAATGTCCAGGCGTCGGCCGCGCCCTCGTCGGTGACGTACCCGGCCCCGCCGGTCAGCGTGATCCACAGCGACCGGTCCGGCTCATCGAGGATCAGCGGGCCGGGCAAGATCGGGTAGCCCAGCTCCTGCGTGGTGTCCCAGCCGAGGCTGGTGATCCAGTCCATGATCACCTGGGTCTGCGCGGTCACAGCCGGCCCCGCAGCCCGTGCGGCTCATTCGCGCCAGGGATCACCATGATCTTGCCGTTGCGCATGAAGTAGACGGTCAGCCCGGCTGCCAGCCGGGCCCTCAGGATTGCCCGGCTCTTGACCCGCAGCTCCTCCGCGGTCAGCCGGTGCACCTTGGGCGGCCGGTCGTAGACGACGCGCCCGGCCTGGTGCACCTCCGGGTGCCCGGACTTCCGCAGGTCTCCCCACTCACGCGGGGCCTGGGTCTCGACCTGGTCAGACAGGTGCTCAACCGAGCGCCTCATGGCGTCCTGACCGCCGTCGCTCAGCACGGTGCGCGCATAGTCACCCAGGTACCTGCTGAAGTGCTCCAGCAGCGGAGCCTGCAGGAACCGGGCCTGGCCGCCACGTGGGTGATGGAACTCCAGGTGCTCGTGCTGGTAGTGGGCGTACACCTGGTTGACCTCGACCTGGCCGTGCAGCTTTTCCGGCGCGCCGGTCATCCGGCGCAGCTCGCCGATGCGCTCACTGAAGGTCGCCGTGGTCACCCCTGGTACACCGGCCCGAAGTCGATGTCGTCCAGCAGGCTGCCAGCCGTGTAGGACCCGGTCGGCGTGTCCGGCTCCAGGTAGCCGGATGCGGCATCGAGGCGCGTGTTGCTGTCCTTCCCGGAGAAGATCAGCGGGACCCGGTTGATCACCAGCGGCTGGATGTCGTCGCCCGCGGACGGGTTGCCGACATCGAGGCGGATCTTGCCGTCCCGGACCGCGTCCAGCATCTTCTGGGCCTCGGCGTAGGCCACCCGGACCGGGTGGTCCGCGCCCATGGCCTTCATCTTCATGTACCGGGCCGTGGCCAGGAACGCGGCGATGTCGAGGGCCAGGTCGCCGAACATCCCCGGCGGGATGGCCTGCGGCGTGCTGGAGTCGAAGATCGCCCCGGTATAGACCGAGATCCGGTCCGAGGCCGACTGCAGCGCGAGGGTCAGCTGGTAGTCAGTCAGCTGGCTGGCTGTCCCGGTCCCGGCGTCGGTGCTGTTCAGGACCTGGCGCAGGTCGGAGACGCTGGCATACAGGGGCCCTGCCATCCGTCTCCTTCCTCACTGCTCAGTTGCTGGTGGCCAGCAGCCCGCCGACGTACGGGCCGAGCGAGCTGACGTTGGTGATGTTGCCGGTGCCGATCGCCGTCTCCAGGGCGCTGCCCGCATTGACAATCAGGATCGTGCCGCGGGCCAGCAGGACCGACACGCCCTCCCAGGTGATGCTGACCGCGGTCTTGATCAGTGCCGTGTACATCAGTTACTCACTCCCGTCCCGAGGCCGGGCTCGCCGGCCTCCGGGTGCATCGGGTCCTGGCCGATCAGGTTGTCCGGGAGGCCGGTGTTCTCCTGAGCGTAGCCGGGCTGCTCCTGGAAGTCCGGCGGGCTGACCCAGGCCCAGGCCGGCGCGACAGAGTAGGTAATCGCGATGCTGCCCCCGGCAGGCACCCGCACCGTGACGTTCGAGCCGGCGGCGGCCGTGACGCCGTTGACCGAGACGTTGGTGACGGTGCCGCCCGCGATCTGGACGTCCTGGTCCTGGCCGGTGGTGTTGGTGACCGGCACGGTGCTGGCAGGCATGGCCGGCGTCGAGTCCGACCAGACGAACGTGGTGGGCGCGACCGAGTAGGTGAGTGCGATCGAGCTGCCGCTGGGCACGGTGTACTGGCCGGGCCCGGTGGTGCCGACCTGGGTGCCGCCAGCCGGGACGTTGATCGATGTCAGGGTGCCGCCCGCGATCGTGACCACCAGCGGCAGGCCGCTGTTGTTCGGCATGGCCACGGTACTGGCGGCGAGCGCCGGGGTGTAGTCAGACATCTGCGCTCCTCAGTTGCCCAGGGCCGCATGGCCCACATTGTCCTGGCCGTCCACGAACGCCCGCAAGTTGCCTGCGCCGATCGCCTGGTAGAGCAGCTGTGCACCCGTCGTCACGCCGGCTGCGGAGTCGGCATACACGACCACGCCCTCCTGGTAGGTAGCAGCCAGCCAGCCGAACTTCGCGGCTGTGGGCGCGGCAAGCGTGCCGAAGTTCCCGAATCCGGCCGCGCCGCCCGTGCCCGGCTCCCCCGCCACCAGAGTGGCAATTGTGTCGGGAGTGACCGTGACCGTCTGGGTAACCACCCACCTGCCGAGCGCCACTCATCCTCCCGACAGGTAGGGAGACGAGTTAGGCACGGCGTCCAGGCCGAACCCGGTGAGCGTCGGGCTCACCAGCAGCTGGCCGAACAGCGCCCCGGTCAGGTGGCCCTTGACGGCAGCGGACACCGGGATGTTCGTCGCCGTGCCGGTCGTGGTCACGGTCAGCACCTCGGCATTGACGCTGCCGGCCGTGTCGTAGAGCAGCAGCATGCCGCTGGTGAACGACGCGCCGCCGGAAGCCACAGTGATGGCAGTTCCGCCCGCATTCAGGACCGCGGTCGACGTGCCGGTGGGTGCCTGGGTGCCCAGCGTCCAGTACCACTCGCAGCCCGAGCACCGGAAGACGGTCCCGCCGTCCACGTTGACGAACCTGCGCAGCTGCCGCTCTTTCGGGCACCTGAGCAGGAACGCCGCCGGGACGCCCTGGACCATGGCCTACCTCGCTTCTGCCTGCGTCCTCGGGCGGCGGGCCCGTGCCGGCGGGATGTCCTCCGCGTCCGCTATCGGCGGGAGCTGGGTCTCGCTGTCAAGCGCCGGCTCGTTCGCCTCGGGGACGGTCTCCATGACCTGGACCGCGGAGCTGCCGGCCGGGTCCGCTCGCGCGCCCTCGGGCGGCCCCATCAGGCGGCCGGACAGCTGCCGGGGGTGCAGCCGCGGCATCGGCTCACTGGCCTCGCTCATCGGGCGGATCGGCGGGACCCGGCGGCCGGCGCGCGGGCCGGTCCGCATGAACTGCTCGGCCTCGTCCCTGGTGAGGTAGACCGTCTCACCGGGCATGGCCAGGTCGTTGTGGTCCTTGTCGCCGCGGCGGGGCACTGAGATCGGCGACAGCACCTGGTAGGCATCGCCGACGCGCACGGCGGGGGCCTTGACCGCCGAGTCGCGGGCCAGGTACTCCTCGAACTTCTTGCGCTCCTCGACGGACAGGGGCGAGAGGTCGGCAGCGGGCATGATCACACTCCAGACAGCAGGCAGATCGCCAGCGGCTGGTCTAGCCCGATGGCGCTGGACCGCTGGGTGTCGGACCGCCAGGACTTGCGGGACTCCTGGCGGTACAGCGGACCGGACAGGTAGGGCAGCTCGTCGGCGTAGAACCCGGCGCGCTGGCGCTGCATGATGATCGCGTTGCCCGCGGGGACCTGACGCGAGACCAGCACGTCCAGGTTGAAGATCTTCTGCGGCAGGGTGCCGGTGTACTGCAGGTTCTCCGACGCAATGTCGCCGATGTAGGGCGCGGCGAAGGTCGAGGACTGCAGC